GTTTTGCGCGCCTCTGTGTAAGATTTTAACCCCCGTACGGGTCGGCGTGTCTCTCCTTTGCAGATTTTGAGGCATGGCATGAATTGCAAAGGGGCTGTAAGTTGTCGCGGTCCCAGAAGTCGCCGCCTAGTCTCACTGGGTTTTTGTGGTCCACCATTTGCGCTAGGGTTATAAGTCCGACCTCTTCGCAGGCTTTGCATAGTGGCGAGTCTTGAAGTATTAACGCCCTGACATTACGCCACTGCTGCGTATTGTAACGCGGTTCTTTATAGGCTCCTTTGGTGTACTCTTTGCGTGCTTGTTTGCCACGCTTAGACTGGTTAATACTAGGCATTGGTATTCTCCTTGTATAGTGTTAGTTGCCCCTCGAATGTAGTGGGAATTGTAACGCATTCGCCGTTTCGGTTCTTGCCTATGATTAGCTCAGCCTCTTCTATTACTGGCTTCTCGTCTTGGTAATATGCTGGACGGAATGGGAATAGCACGCTGTCTGCGTCCTGCTCTATTGCACCTGACTCTCTTAGGTCGCTGAGTAGTGGGCGCTTGTCTTGGCGTGCTTCACTGGCTCGGCTTAACTGCGCTAGTATTATAACGGTTATGCTTAACTCCTTAGCCAATAACTTTAGGTTTCTGCTAATCTCGGCCACTTCCTGCTCTCTGTTTTGCTTGGTCCCTTTCACTAACTGAATGTAGTCTATTACCAGTAAGTCTAGCCCATGCTTGCCTTTGTGCAGTTTAACCTTGGCTTTAATGTCCGCTATTGAAGTCTCGGCGTCGTCGTCTATGTAAAAGTTAATTGTCTGGCTGTTGGCAATGTTACAGAGTTTGTCAATGTCCTGCTCCTTTAGCGCTCCGTTACGCACCTTGTAGTTGGGTATATTGCCAATGAGGGAAAGGTAACGCTTTGCCAGTTGCTCATTACTCATTTCAAGGCTTAAAAATAACGCTTTGCCTCCAGTCGCTGCAAAGTCTTTAGTAAGGCTTAAGGCTAGGGCTGTTTTGCCCATTGCTGGGCGTCCTGCTATTACAATTAAGTCGCCACCGTTATAGCCTCCTAGGTACTTGTCTAGGAATAACCAGCCAGTGGGTTTGCCAGTTAGGCGCTGCCCTTTCTGTATGTTTTCTACTATTTTGTCTACTACTTTGTTAGTCTCGTTTACTATGCTGTTAGGCGCCTTAGCGCTGCTAAATTGTGTGCTGTCTAAAAGCTGCTGGACTTCCTGCATTAACCCGTTAAGGTCCTTGTTTAAATTTAGGTTTCCAAGTCGGTCAATAAACTGAGTGTGTAGGTAATTGTATTCCAATTCTCGCAAATAAGGGCTAATAGAGGACTTATAAGCGACTTTTTGCTGTATGGTAAGGGTTTCTATTAACTCAGCCCCTTTTAGTGCCTTAGAGAGCCTTATTAACTCAAACGGTGTTCCCTCCAAATAAAGGGCGGTCATTAGGTTAATTAATTTTTGGTGTAATGGCTTTGTAAACCATTGGGGCTTCACCTTAGGAAGTTGGTGGTGAAACTCTGGGTAAAAGAGCAACTGGCTTATTATGTGCGTTTCGGTGTCCATGTTAGTTATAAATTAGTTTTAAGGTGTGGGCTTTTCTAAACGCTGCTTGCTTGGTTGGGTGCTCACTGTGCAGCTGCTGCTTTAGGTACACCCTCCAGACTTCTTTTTCGTTTACTGTGGCTTTAACTATTCTTATGTCGTGGTTAATGTTTACGCTATTCGTCATTTAAAGAGGCTTTAACGGGTTTAACTGTGGTTTGTGATGTAAATAGGTTGCTTTGGTTATTGTAGTCTCGTTTAATCCATCCAGCGGCTGCTAGTTTCCATTTGGTTATTTTGTTTTTACCGCGTTTCCAGTTTATACTCTCGTAGTAGTTAAAAAACGCTTCGGCTTCTTGTGGTGGTCGGTTATTTTCAGTAAAAAATAAAATGCAGTCTTGCAGTGATGGTGTTGTAACTTTCTGCCCTTTCTCTTGTTCTTTTTCTTGTTCTTGTTCTTCTTCTTGTTCTTCTTGCGATGGAGTATACATACTGTTTACATACTCTATCAATAGAGTATTTTTAACGCTGCAAAGTTCTGATTTTATGCAACTTAATACTTTTGGGCTAGTTGAGCCGTTAAACTTCATCCAATTTTTAAGAGCAACCTCTTGAGTAGACTCACTATACATAATTTTACCAGCTTTCACAAAGTACGCAAGCATTTTACAAACCTTGTCTAAAGAAAAGCCCAACTCGTAACAAATTTGCCTTTTGCTAATTTCGTAAATGCCGCACTGTTTTGTCCTTTCGTTTGTTAGAAGGTACAAATAAAATAGCCGTTGCTCATTATCTAAATCTCCTATAAAAGGGTCGCTCCAAAATGAGGTGTGTATTTTTCTAAAAATAGCCATAATTAAAACCCTTCATTTATTAAGCTGTAACCCATTTTTTCAGTAAACGAAATGCCGTCAATGTCAAAAGTATAAGTGTAAAATGTTATAAAATCTAATTCGTTATTTAAAACCTCTGGCAAATAACAAAACGCTCCATCTACATCCATTTCTTTACCAATCAAAACTATTTTAATGTCATAAAGGTGCAATTTATTTCGTTTTTCTAAATACGAGCGTATGCCTTTAGCGTAGCGTACAGCCTGCAAAAAAGCGCCAATAGAAACTCTGTCTTTTTTTAATTCATAGACAGTAATAATGCCCTGCTGCCGAATTTTGTAGTCTTTTGCTACTCGTTCAATAAATGGCCTTTCAAAAGTTATTAAATCGGCAATGCCATAATTACCAATTTTTAACTGCCTTAACATTTTGCCATTAATTGGCAGTCCCTTTTTGTTTACGGCGTCTATTCCAGACTCGTAAATGATTTGTTCCAAATCTTTTTCTAAAAATTTCATAAATAAAAAACCCCATCGCGGTAGTGCAGTAGGCTTGCAACTACCCCAACAGGGTTAAAGTTCTTTTAACATACGGAATAGCCTACATTCCAGTTAACGCTACAAATATAATTAACTCTGTGCTTGCCTTGTTAACAGATTTTCGTGGTAAAACTCAAAGCCTTTGTTAAACCAATGCTGGTGCTCTCGCTTTTCAGCGTCTAAGCATTCGTTTTTTAACCTTAGTACTTCATTTACTAGGCCGTCGTCTGTTAATTGTTTACGCCCGTAAGCCATGAGCAACTCAATGACTTTAACGGCGTAAGTTTCTACTGGTGTTAATTGTTCTGTATTCATGTTATTAATTATTCAAGTGTTAAATTGTGCGCATTCATGGTTATAAACAGCTCGTCCCGCATTTTTTGCAAGGCGTCTATAACTTCCTGCGGCGTGTCGTCTGGGGCGTACTTAATTTGTGCCCTGAGCAGCGCGTCCATTCTCTGGCACACTAAAAACCAATTCACGCCATTAACTGCGTAGTTAAACTCTTCGCGCTCAGTGTTGAGGTCATATTCTAAAATTGCTTTCATTCTTTTATAGCATAAGTTACTTGTATGTCGTGGGCTTTCTCGCCTAGCACAGTCTGTTTAAACGCCTTGCGCATTTCCTTTACCCAGTTAGCCTGCGGGCTCCCTATTTGTGCAACAAACTGCTGTACTTCTGGGCGCTCAAAACTGCGGTCCGTGTGTTCTATTTCAATTGTTATTACAAAGGTCTTCATTTGCCTTCATGGCCTCCAGTACCATTTTATAGAGTTTAGTTTCGCCCTTGTAGCCAAGGTTTAAATAGTTTGCAAACTGCTGGGCCCCGTGCATTGCACTGGTGTGGTGACGGTCCAGTAAGCGCGTCATTTTTGCCCAGCTTAGGTTATACTCATGGCGTGCAATGTACCAGAATAAATGCCGTGCTATTACAATGTTACGCTCACGGCTTTGGCTCATTAACTGTCCCGCTGTCGTGTTGGTAGCCTTGCAAACCTCTAGCAGTAACTCATTTATTAACTCCTTTTTGGTAAAATTTAGTTTTAACTTAGGGTTATTCAGTTCTGCTTTTAGCATTTCGACTTCTACATTGTGACGGTTAATAAGGCGCTCTATTTGTGCCTCGAGCGCCTTGACCTTTTGCCGTGTTTTGCCGTATAGTATTAAGTAGTCTACTTCAGTTTTTGCCTGCTGCATTTTTAGCCTCCCTTCTTTTCCGCTCGCAGCGTCTCTTCTGCTCTCTAACTCTGTGCATAAACTGCTCTGCTTCGTAAATTTGTAAACGCATGGCGTCCAGTTCTCCAGCGTGCACCCTTGTTAAATAGTTTAGGTCCTCAGCTGCTTCGTGTGCTACTTTTGCCCATGTCATTTTTGCGTCAGTAGTCTCGCGCAGCTTAGCCTTCAGGTCTAGTGCTTCTAATTGTAGAGCGTGCGCCTTGCGGCTTTCCTCTTTGTAAATTTGTTTCAGGCCCTTAATATGTGCAATTTGTGCTTTAATTGTGCCAATGCTAATAACAGCGGCTAGGCCCAGTGCGGTGTAAAATATATAAATCATATGTCTGTCGTTTTAATGCCATACTTGTAGCCTACATCGCTTTTGGCTGCATCCTCGCCGCTTCTAAACACTTCGGCGAAGTAGTGACTGCCCCAGCAAGGACCGCCCGCAGCATTGTAAGCCTCGGCTATGCAGTCGGCCTCCTCTTGTAGTCTTTTTTCAATTAACTTAACGGCCTTTTTAACGGCGTCGCTCGCGTTAGTTTTGCCTCCGTGGCGCTCGGTAAATTCGTAGTGCTCTACCAAGTGCAGAAGGTCTAAAATTGTGTTTTCAAGTGGTGTATTCATATTTATTTTATTTTGCCTTTGTACATGCGCTTAATTTCCTTGCGCTGGTGTTTCATTGCCTCGTTAAAGTTTGGCAGGAACTCGTCCCGCTCAAACTCGTAAGGCGTCGCCTCGGGTAAGTTGTTAAAGTGTTTAACTTGCTGCTTAACGCAGTGGGCGCCATACATTACCGCAATGGTAACGGGCGTTGCAATGATTAAATAAATTAGGTCTAGTGCCATAGTCGTATAGTTAAGGGGGCGATTAGGCCCCCGTGGTTTGTTGTTCGTTATAAAGCCAGTCAATAAAATTGCTTTTGTGCGGTTGAAGCGAAGGGGTTAAAGTTTCGCTAATTACCGTGAGCCCGTCAAAAATTGGCTGCGCATCTTTTGCAAAACGGTTAGCAAATTTGCCCTTGTAAACTATTTCCCTAGTGTGCATAGTGTAACCTTTAGCCGCTAATGTAGCAGCCTTTTTAGGTACAGAAACAAAGCCGCCGTCTAACAAACGAAAACACCAGCCAAACTTACCATAAAATGGGCCCTCTGCGCAAATCTCGCCAGCCTCATTAATTAAAACGCTGCACAAAGATTTTACAGTACAAAACCCATAGTCTAACATTTCTAGGCTTAGGTCGCGTTTTTGTAAAGCCTGATTTCTAGTCAATGAGTCTGCTGCCTGATGGTATGGACTGCCCCAGCTGTAATCGTCCTGACAGTCGAAATACCGTTGCATCCTCTCGTCATTACGCTGTTGGAGTTCGTCCATTGTCTGCTTGTAGGCGGCCAATATGTTAGCGCGGCGTGCCTCTTTGGTTAGTTCTAGTGTTTCCATAGTGTTAGTATTATGTGAATGCAAACAAAGCACATAGTTTTCACATAGGCAAGCACTTTGTAAAAATTTTTACAAAAAAGTTAAAAAAAGAAAACCCCTCAGCATAACCAAGGGGCTCCAACATGAAAACAGAATGCTATAAACTAACAAATAGCACGCAAATATACTACTCCAGTACCTTTTCTATTGCTCTTATTATTTGTAGGGTCTTAGGCTCGCGCTTTTCCCACTTTGTTAGCAGGCCTCGGCTTATGCCTACCTCCTCGCAAACTTGGTTTAAACTGGTGCCCTTTTCTATGCAGCGCTTGCGCCATTTAACTACTAGGTTCTCGTCATTCATTGTGCAAATTTACGAAATAGTTTGTATTTTTGTAAACATGAAAACAGAACATATTTTGAGCAAGTCCAGACTGGACCTAATTAACAAAGCCCCTAGCCTCTATAAACGCAAGTACATAGACGGCGTTAATGAGCAAGTAGAAACCCCTGCACTGGTGTTAGGCAAAGCGTTACACTGCCGAGTTTTTGAGCCAGCCGAATGGGGGCTGCGTTACACCATAGCGCCAGACATTGACCGCAGAACCAAGGACGGAAAAGAACGCTGGGCCGAGTTTCAACAGCAAGCCGAGGGCCTAACAGTTGTAACGCGTGAGCAAGACGACGCCATAGAGCGAATGAATAGCGCCATTTATAAGCACCCCGCTGCGGCTTATTTGCTTGGCTTAAAAGGTACCAGTGAAATAATGGTTAACTGGGTTGACGAGGTGAGCGGCATTCCCTGCCGTGGCATTTTTGACCGCCTTACTACTAGCGCCATTATAATGGACCTAAAAACCACAGACGACGCAAGCCCTAAAGGCTTTGCTAGAAGTTGCCATAAATATAGGTACCATGTGCAGGCCGCCTTTTATATTGACGGCTTCGAGCGTGCCTATAACCAACTCTGCGAGGGCTTCTTTTTTATTGCAGTAGAAAAGAGCGAGCCTCACCTAGTTGCGGTTTACTATTTAACCGCCGAAGACATACAGCGAGGCCGTGAGCAATACCGCGACGACATTAATAAATTTAGCGAGTGCCTAGCAGCAGACGAATGGCAGGGCTATGGTGACGGCGTGCAGGAATTAACACTATTTAATCATGGAAAATAAAACAGAACTAACACAAACAGCAGCGCCTTTGTCGGCGTTTGAAACAGCACAGAGACAAGCAAAGGCGTTAAGCGCCAGCGACTTGGTCCCGCAGCAGTACAAAAACAATGTAGCTAACACCTTAGTAGCCCTTGAAATTGCAAACAGAATAGGCGCCTCGCCGCTTATGGTAATGCAAAACCTTAATATAATACATGGGCGTCCAAGTTGGGGCAGTTCGTTTATTATAGCGGCTATAAATGGCTCTGGCAAATTTACCGCCCTGCGCTTTGTTGGCGACTTGGCCAAAGGCATTAAGGCGGTTTGTCAGGAAAAGGCGACTGGTGAAACGCTAGAAGGTCCTACCGTTACCATGGACATGGCAAAGGCTGAGGGCTGGGTAGACAAGGCAGGCAGCAAGTGGAAAACTATGCCCGAGTTAATGATGCGTTACAGAGCAGCCGCATTCTTTGGCCGTTTATACGCGCCTGAAATTACCATGGGAATGCACAGCACCGAGGAGATTATAGACATACAGCACGAAGAGCCCAAGGCGGTTGCTGCAATTAACGAAGCTATTAAAAAGTAATGCAGTTCAATAACGACTTTGCGTTCGATTTAATTGTGGGGCAAATGGCCGAAAAAGAACTGGCTGCCGTTCTGCAAGACAAACGCATAGAAGTTAAGAGCGACAAGCTAGCGCATAAAACTGGTAATGTATTTGTAGAATACGAGAGCCGAGGCAAGCGCTCAGGCATTGCAACTACGCAAGCAGACTACTATTGTTTTGAGGTGAAGGGCACCTACATATTAATTAGCGTGCCCCGCCTTAAAATTATAGCGCGTAAACATATTGGCACCGACAAGGACATAAAAGGAGGCGACGAGAATACTAGCAAAGGCATTCTGCTGCCTATTTTAGACTTGCTTAACGCGTAATGTCGCTAGAATTAATAAGCGTATAGGTAAAAGAGTTGCCCCATATTTCGGCAGCAGTTTCACATATTGCCATAAATTTGTTAAAGTCCTGAGTGCGTTTAAATACTTGGCAGCCTTCGCTCCAGCGGTCCACTCTCACAGAGTCTAGCCCTGCCTTATGTATGTTAATACCAAACACGCCGCGTTCGGTTCTGTCCTCTTGGTAAATGCCATCGTTTTTAAAGTCTCTATAAACCACCACTGGGCCGCATTGCCTAAGTGCTTTATACTTGCCTTGATGTAGGCCTAACATGTAAGCGCTTCTGTACTGCCCCGCTTTTAAGCGTGCCGTGCCTGCGCCGTTGTCAGTAGTAAACTTATAGGTTAATAGTTCCCAGTTGTCTTTAACCTTATAGGCTAAAACAATGTCATCGTCAAAGGCATTGGTAACTTTTAGGCCAGTGCTTGCGTTTCGCACGCCTATTATATTAAGGTTGTAGTCGCCCGTCTCAAACCATTTGTAACCCAGCGCGGTAATGGTCCGCTTTAACTGTGCTATATTATACATGCTTAATTCGTTTTATAGGTGTAGGCTTCTATTCTATAATGCTGGTTATTTTTGCTTCTGTTGTGTGTTGGTTTAAGAATTAACCAGCGCCCGCCTAGTGGCTTTGGTGGCGCCCCTCGCTCTACATGCCAGCCGCCTTGCCCTTCATTATATTCCTCTTTGTAGGAAGGGGTCCTAATCATTAGAATGTCTTTAAGTTTTATAGAATTGTGACGGTCCAAGCGTTCTACTGTATAGGTTAACTCTGTGCTCTCATGTACATGGCCCATCCAAATAGCATCCGCGCCTTCTACCATTGTCTGCATGCGGTTAAATTGAATAACGCCCTTTGTAACTGGACCGCCACCGCCTGAGCCGTGAAAGTATTTTAGTTTGTAGCTCATGTTTACTTCTGTGCTTGTAGAAAACTGCCATATTACCCAGCCCCCATAGCCGCCCACTTGTATAGTGCTACCAGTAACAGCGTTTAAAGCACTTACGAAACGCTCTATAACATCCGTTTCGCAGTGGCGTAGTATACTAGTTTCGTGGTTGCCGTAGCCTATTACCTTAATGTTTTTGGCGTAAGGTTTGAACCATTCTACTGCCGTGTCTATAACCAAGTCTAAATAGCGTGAGCCGTTATGCTCTGGCCTTATGTCTGACTTGCTACGGCGTCCGTCATATTTGCCCTGCATTAAACAGAATAAGTCCCCGTTAATAAGTATGTCGTGGCCTCCCTCTACTGCCTCCTGCATGTGCTTAGCCAGTAGCTCGCGGTCGCAGTGTGGATTGTCCCAGTGGCAATCACTAATTAAAAGCGTTTTGCTCTCAACAAATTTAGAGCGGGTTATATAAACATTGTTAGTTTTCATAAAAGCAGGGCCACAATAGTAACCGCCGCTAAAATAGTGCATAGGTTTTTAAAGCGCGTTACCTTTTTGTCTCGGTCCTGCAACTCGTCCAATAGTTTAGACTGTATTTTGTCCTGCTCTGCAATTACCGCGCTGTCAATTTTGCGGTATTCACGGCAAAGCGCTAACTGCTCTCTGGCTTCTGCGCCTTTAAGTAAATAGTAATTACTTGCCGCTAGAGTCGAGGAGTCTGTGCATTGACAAAAGGCGGCGGGTTGCTGCGCAGCTAGTGTCACCAGCAAGCACAATAAAAAGCGTTTCATATTTAGTATTTAAAATTCGCTGGGTGTCTCGTAATGTTTTGTATTTCAGTTTAACGCGTTCTAGCGTGTCGTGCTGCAATGAAATGCTGTTTACATATATATACTGCTCTCGCTGCTTTCTATTCGTTTTAACGACAAATAAAAGGGCATAAACTGCAAAGGCTATGCAAGCCAGTAAAAACAAGTCTACTGCAAAGTCTTTAAGGCGTTTCATCTGTAAAAAAGTTAGTAACAAATTTACCAACAGCCCCCGCTATTCCGCAGGCCAGCATAAGTTTAGGGTGGTCAATGTTTAAACCAGCAACAAACAAAGAGGCTGCGGCTATACTGTCACCCAATACCCTTAAGCGCTTGGGCGTAGGGGCAAAGTAGTTTTTAAACTTTAGCCTTGGCCTCTGCTTGGTTTGCATGACTTATGCTTGTTAATGTGCTTAGTATGTCTGCGCAGTTTCTTTTTAGGCTTAGGGACCCAAGCAGAAGCGGTGCTAGTTTTTGCCTTTGCCATCGAGCCTATTTATTTTTTTGCCCCAGTACACCACCGCCAGCACGCCCGAAATAATACCGAGAATACCCACGCCAAAAGTAACAACTGGCTGCCAAGTTTGGGTAAAAGTAATGACGGCCGAAGAGCCGCTAATAGCCGTAGCAATGGCCGCGCTGGTGTCATTATTAAAGTTTTTCATTTACTGGCTCAGGTAGTTTGCAATAGTCCGACTCTGGAAATTTCTCACAATACCCTTTCAAATACAATGAATCATCACCCGAAAAGGTGTGAATCCCCATCGGGTCGGGCCAAACCTCAAACGGCGTAAACTCTGCGGGTGGTTCGGTATAGAACAAAATGTCAACTGCCCACTTTTCGCTTAAAACTGCGGGGGTTACAACCTCCATCCCGTCATAAACGGCGGGTGTAATCGGCAAAAATCCCAACTCAACAACCGCACAATTTACAAAGGTGGTTGTTTCGCCACCCTCGGGGTTGGTTGTGGTTTGTTCTATTAACTTGCGAAGGGTTGCCCATTCGGTCGGGGTAAATTCGAATTTTGCGAAGGTCTTCATTTAGATAGTTGTTAAGGATGCAAGTTCTGCGTTTGTTAATCTTGACGGAAAGTGTGTGTATTGATTAAATACAAATTGGTTAAATTCAGATGTGCCTTGATAATTACCCAAACTCAATAAATTTTCAAAATTCAAAGGCGTTCCGCTGGATGCGGTTGCAACACTAACTCCATTGACATACAAAGCAAAATCATTATTTGCATAAGTTAACGCAATTTTATAGCGGGTATTTGGGCTTAATGTTATAGAAGATGACAAATTTCCAAAAGGCGGATTTGTTATAATTCCATTCCCGCTATTCAAATACATATAACCTTGATTTGCTGATGAATCGGTATAATAAAAAAATTGTTTGTAATTTTCACTTGTTAAAACGGGGTTTGTTTTGATGTCAAAAAATACCGTTCCACTTGTTCCGCCTATCAAACTACTAATCCCCGTTTTGCTACAAGCATCCGCCACCCTTGTGGCACTTGCTGATGTGGTTGGGATGTAGGATGTGGGGTAACTGCTTTGCTCGTATTGGCAACCCCATATGTACACGCCCGAAGTTCCATCACCTACATAACTTTCATACCTCGCGTTCACATTTGTATCCAAAATAGATATTCCTGCGGTTGCATAAGTACCCGTCACAACATAGTTAATGCTAATCCTATACCACCCGTTTGCCATATTTGATATTTGATAATCAGTTATGCCACCCGTATACCCAACGACTCCATTTATCAAATCAAAATTTAAATATCCGCTTCCCTCTTGCCCTCTGTTTAATTGAATCCATTGATTGTTAAAATACTTAACATACCACGATTGAGAGTGTGCATTCCCGTTGTTAACAGCAAAGGCCGTATTCACTATTCTGTGATTACCCGTGCTTGTATCCTCGATTAATTTATCCGCGTTTTGCGTCCCATCGGGTGAAATTGTAGCATTTGCCGTAATAGTTGACCCAATTTTACTCCAATCCGCATTGTCGAACTGCTCGGAATAAAGCACCAAATTCGTACTCTGCTTTTCAAGTAGTAACGAAGGACACCCCCCTCCCCCATTTTGATAAGTAAGGCGTGGAACATTTAGGCGGTCGGTTGTGGGGAAATAGGGCTTGGCGGTTGAGCCGATGTTGAGTTGTGCGCCCCAAACCCACATAGTTCCGATTGTGCTTGTTGCTGCTAATACCCACGCTTGAATTTCATAGCATCCGCTTGGTGTTGTGAATGTTCTTTCTATTTTTGCCCAAGCACCCAATACAACACTACTTGAATAATTATAGTATTCAATGTTAGTCGAATTTGTATTGTCATAAAATCTCATTTGTTGCCCTAATGCCGTTCCACCATAAACATAAAATGTCCAAGTGTACACGCTATTTGGCATCACCGAAATAGTTTGTTTTACATCATTGGCATTGTTTGAAATTGTTAATTTATCTGCCGTTAAAGTTCCGTTTGGTGCGGTTATGTCATTTGTCGTAACAGTTACATTTGCTAAATTCCAACTGCTAAAATTCTCCGAATTGGTAGCCAAATTCCACGGGCAAACCTCAACCAATCCCGCGCTATTTATGCGCGTTCCGTTGGATGCTCGGGTGAAGGAAAGGTCGCCGCTGCCATCGGTGGGAATTACGCTATAAACTGTGTCCTCTTTATAGCCAGAGGGCACCATTACCAAACTGGCTTTATTTAATAAATCGCTCATTTTTTATAAGTTGTTAAGTTTTCGAAGTAAACAGCCGATGCCTTCGTAATAGCCACCGTCTGCAGTTACACGCGCTTTATACAACTTAACCAGAGCCCAGCCCTGACCTTTATAAGCTGCACCTCGCGTGCCAATTCCGAGGTTTTGAGTTACTAGCATTTTTTAATAACCAATTACAGAGCCGCTGCTAATTACAAAGCCAGTAATTTTATTGCCCTTACCTGCTGGCAAATAGGCGCCTTGTTGAAAAGTAACTCCTGACATTCCGCGTGCGCTCAGCACATTGGTGGCGGTGCCATTCTCTTGAGTAACTGTAAAGGAAGTAAAAACGGTGTCCTCTTGTGGAACTACCGCGTCGTAACTTACACTGGTAACGGTTGCAGCCGCGTGGTATTTAAACCCCTGCGAGCCTGCTATAATGTCTGCGCTTGCTTGTGCCATAGTGCCTGCAATTTACAAACACATTAAACGCAAGTCGTTAACAAATTAAACCTCTGCAATAATATACCACTGCGCCCCGTCGCTTATAATTGTTTTGCTTCCGTACAGTTGGTTAATAGTTGTAGCTGTTGCCCCGTCTATATTGTAAGCGCCGCCGTCAATAGTTACTACATGTGAAGTCGCTGTCTTTTTAAAATAGTATTTTTTGCCCTTGCTCTCGGTGGCATTCGGTAAGTTAATAGTTACATTGCCGTCCGTGCTATTACAAATAATTAACTCGTAGCCGTTAGTAATTGTGTGGGTTCCAACTGCATAAGTGACGCTAGCGTTATGCTCTTGTATATGCCAGTCTAAAACCTCGGTGCTGTCTTTGTATTCCAGCATTACTTCCCAGCGCGTGTTAAGCGTTGGCTGTGTAGTCGGTGCCCCGTCCGAGTAGTTAACTAAATGCTCTACTAGTCTGTCTGGTATAGCGCTAGTTTCTAGGTTAAGTTTTGTAATTGCAAACTCATGGTAATTTAGTCGCTCTCGAATAGTCCGCTCTCCAGTCCTAGGGTTATACTCTTCGCTCCCGCCGCCAGTTGCTAGCGTGTAGTCAGGCGCAAGCCCTAGCCATTCGCCCTGCCAACTTTCCGAGCGTGGGTAAAATGTGCCCCCGTTAAACAGCCATTTAGTAGAGTCAAAGTTAAGCGACTTAATAGCGCTCAAAGTTCCAGCGTCGTGCCAAGTACCCTGCACAACTGGCACAAATTTATTATACATGCCGCCAATACGACGGCCGAGAATTGTGCCTAAGTCCGCGCTTATTGCACTAGCATAACCGCTGAACCAGTTAGAACTTAAAACAAAAGTAGAGCCGTTGTAAACATAAATAGAGCCGAACCCAAACGGCCCCTCGTCGTCATAGTAAGCGGGCTCAAGTTCTATAAGTTGGCTGTTGCCACTGGCACCCGTTACGCTTACAGTCTGCTTAGTGGTGTGCTGAAAGTCTGGGTTTTCTATTGACCCGTAAGGCTGCGCTGCCGTAATGGTTCCCCAGAAGTTAATCTGGTTAGTCGTGCTACTGGCCCAGTTGTTAGGCGCCACAAAGAAACCCTGCTCAGCTTCTATGTAATAGTCTACAAATAGACGCGTGTAGCCAGTAGGCACTTGCGGCATTACAAAGTCCATAACATGAGTGTTCCAACTGTTACGGGCGTTAGTCACTGTTAGCTCTTGGGTTTGCCAAACGGGCGTAGCAACTGTATTAAAAGCGTTTGTAATTGGGCTGTATTGTGAAACTGTGCCGCCTGAGTTTTTAACATAAATGCGGTAGTAAAAAAGGTAACGCTGGTAACGCTTGGCACTGCTTGCACTAAGTGCTACATAGGAGTCGTCGAACCACTTGCACAGCATGCGGACCCGTGTAGGTTTGCTGGCTTGTATTGTCTTGTCAACTATTGACAATTCGATGCTGTTATTGTCTGGCTCTGTCCTTAAAACAAAAATAGCATTTTGCCTTTCCTCTATAACATCCACGGCCCTAACTGGTGGTTGGTAGGTTAGCGTTGGCTTTGCTTCCCATTGTGGCCTAACATTAGCAGCAAGGCTAACGGCGTGCGGTGTGCTGCCAGTGCTTTGGAAAGTTCCCGCAGCGTTATAAATTCTAGTAGTTAAGTTAGTAGCATTATAGGCGTCGTCTGGTAAAATCCAAAACGCCCCGCTCTCTAATGTAATGCGGCTGCCGTAAATGCTTAGTATTTGCTCTATGGCTTGCTTGCATGTTAGTAAGTCTATATTTGTGCCAGCCTCGAAGGGGTCCGTAGTGTCAATGAATTGGACATCGGCGAAAGGGTCAAAACTTTGGTAAAAACTAAGCAGGTTAAACTTGGTATTTGCCAGCCCCTTGTAACTTGCCTGCGCGGTGTCATACATTGTAACCCCGTCGCGTAAGTAGGTCGTTTCACCCAAGGCGGTCCAGTAGTCATCAAGTCCGCAAAGTTCCAAAGACTTGCGCACTATGTCCAAGCCCGTAGCCAATGAGTCAGTAAACCAGTCGGGGCTTACAAAGAAACCCTCTAACAAGTTTAACGAGTCAACAGCCACCAAGTCAAACACTGGCGCCCCGTTAATGCTCTCGCGTAAGTAGTCTGCTTGGTCTGCAACTACTCGGCCTACATAATAAAGCGCGTCTGCTCTATAAACTATAATAGCATAGCGGTTCTCTTCGCTGTTTGCTATTGCTATAAAAGCATTACGCACTGCGTCGCTAGGCATAACCCAACTAGTATTTATTCTACTGGGCCTAACAAATTTTTGGTAGTAAGTGTCGCCCTCGCCTTGGCGTTCAATGGTAAAGCCGTTGCCTGCTAGGGTTAATTCTATGGCGTCTTCTAATTCAATTAACTTTTCAAGTAAGCAACTGGCGCCCTCTTGGTAGCCTCCTGCTGCTGTTACTCTGGTAGCATAACGGCTGGCAAAGTTGTTAGCACTTGAGCCAGTAGCCCCGTCCCAGAGTTCCACTCTGTACTCTATATTTTCAATGCTCAAAAACGAGCCGTAATACTTGCGTGCCATTAACCCCTTTTGCTGTCTTTATTATAACGCTCTAAAACTATTGCCAAGTCTCGGCCCTGAATTGTAGTGCTTGCCACAAAGCCGCTGCTGCTGTCCCCAGTTTTTAGCATGCCCTTAAGTTTGTCTAACGGTGCTATAACTTCTGGGTTATTACGAGCGTTTGGGTATTCGCCAACTAAGCCTAAAGTAGGACCGCTAACAATACCACCCTCGGCAAATGCTGTGGGCGCTGGTCCTTTTTTTAACAAGCCCATAATGGCAGCAGAACCCGCCACCAATGCTATGCCCGCAGCTATACCAATCTCGGGGCGTTTTATTATAAACTCTTTAAATGCCTTCGACGCTGTTGCCGTGGCAATAAGTGCAGAACCAAAAGCCCGCATAAACCTAGCTACTGAACTTAGCAACGCTTTGCCAAAGTCATCAAAGCTATTTATTTGCCCACTAAGTACGCCCCCAATCATGTCGCCAAATGCTTCTAGCCCTTCTGCGGTCATGCTATTAAAAGCCGTATTAACGCCCTCCATTGATTTTTTCATGCGCTCCTCATATTCCTCTTGGTTTATAACGCGCCTTAACTGCTCCTGCCTTTGTAGACGAGTTTCCTCGCTCATGGCTTTACTAGTAGACTCAATTGGTCCGCTAATTGGCTTGGGGCGTAATGCTGGCGTAGCCTTAGCAATGCCTGCGCGGTCAAGGTCCAAATAACTTAGCGCTCGCTCCCTGCCTTCTTTTTCTATTTTTTGTTGCTTTTTTAATTCTTCGGCATTTGCTTTAATTGCTTTATTCTGCTCTTTAATTGCTTCTGTATTTTTAGTAACGGGCGTAATGCTTAAGCCTTGCGCGTTACTCATGTTTATAATAGCGTCAATTTGCGACTGAATTTTAGCCGCGTTTTGTTCTGCTATTGTGCCGACATTCTTTTGGCTTTCTACAAATTTCTGTACATCTGCAGGGCTTGCCCCTTTTGCATACAGTCTATTTATTTCTGCTTGCTGTGAAATTTGCGCCTGCTGTTTCCCTAAATCATAATCAATAATTTTGGCGCTGAGTTCCTGCAACTTTGTAAAGGCAGCTTTTGCTTTTGCCTGCTTATAAATTTCGTTTGTTAAATTACTAGTTGCAATTTTTAACTCTTCGCTGCTTGCCTTGTCTAGGCTTTGGTTAGCTAAAAAGTCTGGGTAAATTTTCTGTATTTCAGCCAGTGCATTTTTACGCTCGCGCATGCTGGCGTTATGGTTATTAACTACGGCCAACAAACCGCTAACGCTCTTAACTTCCTCCTCAAAATTCTTTTGTGTTTCGCTGTTAATTTCGTTAAATAACTTTTGCTGCTCTGCGGCTTTCTTTATTCTCTCTTGGTAATTGCCTACCGCTATAACAATGGCGGCCAATGCTGTGGCTGCTAATGCCCAAGGCGCTGCGGCCATAGCTAAGTTAAACGCCCTTTGTACTCCCGTGGCTGTACCTACTGCACTAGCGTAAGCGGTTTGCGCTGCTGTTAATACCGTGGTCCGCAAAGCTAGTAAGCCCTGCATGGCTGCGCTCTCCTCTTGTAGCAAGGTTTGAATTTCCTGCAAACCAGTTACTACCGCCATGACAGCTTGTAGTTTAACCATGGTTTTTTGCAAGTTCTCACTCTCTACGCCTAATAAAGCAGTAGCCCCTTCTACAACTGAATAGGCCCCAGCAACTGCTTGCACTGTACCAATTGCAGCGTCAAGTCTTCTAGTGTCACTGGCAAAGTATGAAACCTCAGCGCGAGCGTCGCCTATGCTGTCTTTAATTTTACCCGCTTGCTTTATAATGTCATTAGCTACATTTTGAAACTCAGGGCCTAATGCTCTGGCCTCCATAGCCAAGTTAGTTAACTGCCTAACAGTTCCAG